ACGTAGTTGATGTAAACTGTGATTGCATCTAGACCACGAGCAGGTTGCACTGTGATGTTGATACGAGCAGTGTTACCAGTGATGATTACTTGGATGTCATCAGGGTTGTAGTCTACGATTAGTCCATCTACGTTCTTCTGTTTATCTAAGAAGGATTCAACAGCGTTCTTGATGATAGAAGCAGATGTGTTACGTAAACGAGTACCGATGAATGTTTCATCTAGCTCTGTACGTAAGTCTGTTGTTAAGAAGTCAGAAACTTCTCCAAGAGAGATACGGTTTTGTACAGGCTCAGTAGTTGTGTTGTAAGTAGTTGGGTCACTTACTACACGGAAGTAAGATTTAGCACGAGTACGGTTGAACTCAGCCATTACTACTCCGACTGCATCTAACTGGTCTAACTGGTCGCCTGTGAACTTAAGGTCTAGAGATTCGATGTTTAGCTTTTTGTAAGTAGTTGGTTCCCCGATTGCCACACCACTAGCGATACCTGCTACTAAAGCAGCACCCATGTATGCAGGGAAGTTAAGTACTCGTCCATCAGACATTCTGCGTGTACCTGAGTTACCGAATAAGCTAATACGAGCGTTACGTAGACCTGCTTGACGTGCTTTAAGCTTGTCAAATGTCTCTTTAAGCCCTCCACCAACGAAACCTCTTAGTTGGTTACCTGCTCCTGACTCGTCACGTAAGAATTGAGAAAGCTCTCCGTGGATTGCTTCTTTATCTGTTAGAGGTAGGATGTAGTAAGCTCCTAAGTCAGCGATAGACTCAAACAATGGTGCCCAAGATTCAGCAGGTACTTTTGTTTCTCCACCCGCTAAGTTTGTAACAGGGATTGAAGCAGGGATCGCTGTTTTTGGATCGAAAGTAAGAGTTACGTATGGATCAGTCTCAGTTTGGTTAACTAAGTCTGCACCGATAGCAGTAATCATTTTAGCTGTTGCTTTAACGTCTGTTTCAACTAGTGCATCTAAGAACTGAGTCTCTACGTTTTTGTTACCACCTAGAGTGTTCATTGTCACTGTGAAATCAGGTAAGTTGCTGATATCGTTAATTAACACGTTAAGGCTTTGGTATACACCAGTTCCTAATGTGTAAGAACGAACTACAGTAGCTGTAGCTTTATCTACCCCTGCTTTAAGAGTTAACTTATTAGCAAGTTTAGTTGTGCTGTCAACCTCTACCATTACCCCACCGTAAGCAGAAGCTCCTTTATACTGGATAGAGAAAATGTTACCGATGTTGTCATACACTTGCTCGTAACGTTCTTTTGTGTAGTACACTGTGAAACGTTTAGAGCTTGTTAGTGCATTGTCGCTTAAAGCGTATTGGATTTCGTTTGCATCTGCACCGTAAAGCTTAGATGTAACTGTTAGTCCTCCGCTTGTTTTTGTACCTTGTTTTGCATCGTCTGCACGAATAGCGAAGATTTTACCTGCTCCACGAGTATCAGGAGATGGATTCCAAGCCATTTCGATAGCGTCTAGTAATTCTCCACCACGGAAGAACTCTCTCGCTTGTGCGAAGTTTGTTAACTCTACTGGTGTCTTTGGTTTTCCGCCTGTAGCAGAACCGATAATTACAAGAGGTTTTTCACTTCTTGAGTTAGCAGAACCCAAAGCACTAGAGTTAAGGTAAATCTCAGTGTGAGGACGTTTTCTGTCGTGTCCATAAGATGTCATAGCGTTTGTCTTCCTTTCTATTTAGCTGTTATTTTAAATCTAAATATTGTTTAAGCTCATTGAGGAATACTTGCTCGTCCGTTTGATAATGACGACCTCTCATACGGGCTTTAAACCCTGCTGCTTGCATATTGCTCATATCGAACATTTGTCTTGCAGTTTGTAAGAAAGTGTCAATATGTACATACGGTTTAACTTCAACCTCTTTGGCTTTTTTCACTTGTTTATTGTCAGAAGATTCAGTCTTTTCAACCGATACTTCTTCCAGGTTTTTGTCTTCCTTAGCCATTGTCGTTCTCCTCCTTCAATTTCGCTTCCACGATAAACTTGTGTATGTCATTTAGTAGAGGAGCATCCAGGTTATAAGAAGTTTTATACTCTACAATTGTCTCTCTACCATATAAGATTTCAGGTACAGTACCATCTGCCGATCTACCTGTTTCGATTGGCTCTATCTGACCGAACTGTAGCCTTTGCAGTAACATGTTTGTATGCTCTTCGACATTGGCTCTCATCAGAATCAGGATGGACTTTACAATCAAGTCCAGGCATCGAACAGTATCCATATTGGTAGATACAACAAGTACGGAATAATGTTCCGTGGCTGTGAAACCTTGTTTTAGTCCTACTTCGTTCTCTCTGTACTCAACATAAGTTACTGCGAACTCATCAGTTAAAGCAGCTAGTGTATGGTCATAAGAAAAGTAGATTCTATTGCCCTCGACTCTTTTGTTGTCGCTTGCAGAGAAAGTAATTCCGTCTACCAAGATTAGCTCACCTATAGGCTTAGATACTTCGAAGTACAACTTATCCTTTTCAGGAGTAGATTGAATTGCAGCGTATTCTGTTAATACTCCGCCTTCTTTGTAGTCGTAAGTCCCTTCGGTATTCCCAATACTTGTGTCAGATTCTGTCCCTTCACGTAAGCCGATGTAGATAGCTCCTTGCTGCGTTTGCTTATCCTGGGGCAGTGTATACACAATCGGAATCTCTCTTCCGTTCTCCCCCGCATACGCTCTCATGAAGTTCCTAGCGATAGTAGGGTTGATATCTTTTAAGATTTCCTCTATAATATAACGGTTTGTCAGGATAATTTGTAATTTTTCTTCTATTTCGTTATGCAAATATGAGTCAATACTTGGTATCACCTTGCGCCCTCCTCCCTATAGACCATTTTTCATCTTCCATTTCATAAGCCTGTTAACATTGGCAACGAATGTTTTTGATGTATCATCCTTGTTTACCTTACCACGGTTGATAATCCAACTACTCTGTGGGGACTTATCCGATACCGTTCTGAATGCTACATAGTCGTGTCGGTTATTACCCGAACGCATCTTTGTAATATTCTTAGACTTCGGTTCGTAGTTCAACATAGAAGCATCGGATTCTCTTCTACGATCATATAGGTAATCTGATATAACCGTCTGTCTTTCACTTGGAGCAATATCGATAGCACGAAGTTGTTCGTACATACGTCTTGACATATTTCTAGCTTTACGTTTGATTGGAACCGATAGGTACCATCCACCATCTTTAGATTTCTTACGTTTACTACTGTGTGCGAAGAATGGCTTTAAATCGATAACCTCTAGCTTATCTAAACGTTCCTGAGTTAGTTTTAAATACTTAGGCATCCGAGTTGCAGATACATCTTTTGGCTGTTGTTTAATTACAGCCTTCATACCTGCATCTAACGTTTCCTGTACCAGGGCGTTCCCTACGTTCTTCATTGCTGATTTCGTAGCCTGGTCATTCTTTAGGAATCGGGGTCTTCTAGCATTTCTAGACATTAATCTTTCTTCCTAAAGAATCCGTTTAGACCGTCATAGTTCGGTTTACGTTTAGAATCAATCTCTTGACTAACCTCAGTGTTGTCTACGCCTAGATCAAAAGCTTCTTTATCAATAAAGATGTCTTCACGTTTTAATAATAGTTTCTGTGGGAACTTTACACGTTTACCTTGTTGGTCTCTACCATAGCGGTGTTCCTTTAATAAATCGGCTACCAGGTAACGTAAAGTGGTTTGTATGTTAAGAGAAATATTTTTTCCAAGTAAGTGTGCAGCAGGGAAAAATAGATTGTGGTCGAGGTCTACTGTGAAGTCTGTTCCCTCTATTAGTTCCCCTGTCATGCTAGTAGCGAAGTCGATTTTCTTTACATCGTACGTCATGTAGAATCCGTTCTTGATCCTACGCTCTGTTGCATCTAGAATGAAAGATTGTGGAACCGTAGCTTCTTTTACAGTTAATCGGTCACGGAAAGCGATTTGTGTATCACGCTCGGGTGTACCGATAGCTGTACCTGCGTCCATTAAACCGATGTCAATGTTGCTAGAACCCTTCTCCTGAGATTGGATGATGATTTTTAATGGCTCAGGTGGAAGGTAAGCGATACCTCTTCCGTGGCACACTTTACATGTTTGGTTTGGTTGTCGTGTTGCTTTATCCCTACATGGGCATAAGTAAGACTTCTCCCATAGGGCATCTAGGGAGAAATCATCTACGTGCTTATCCAATTCGGGTGTTCGGAATGTAGCAGTAGAAATCTGCTGCAACATAGATGGTTTCTGTGCCATTGTTTACCCTCCCTAGATTAGTCCTAAGTTCATTCCGTAATAAGATTTTAATGCAGGAACTAAATCTGCAATGTCTCGGTCAATCTGCATGATATCGGCAGAAGCCCCACCATACATAGCAGACTGAGTTGTATCAATCGATTGAGATACACCGTCAATAGATACAGACATGTTCGCAATACCCGCTCCGATGATTAGACGACCCCATTGCTGTAGTACTTCTTTTAAAGCTACTTTGATGATGAGTGTCCATAAGTCTGCGTGCATTTCATGTTGTTCTGTTACCCCGCTACGAGAAGGAGGAAGCATACCTGCGATATATTCTACGTGGAATAACTGTGGTGCGTAGTTGTTATTTCCAACTAGACTAGGAATACCTGAAATCATTGGGTACCCTGAGTATATCTGAGAAACGTTCATAGTTGTTCCTTCACCTGCAAGCATTAGTGTAGGTAACATCTCAATGTGCCCAGGTAGTTTGTTAACTCTCCACCACTTCGTAGGATATTCGAAAACAGAGCTACCACCATACTCCATGCGGATACGTTCCATCTGTACGATCGGTCTACGGTGTACATGGATAAACATGAAACTATCGAAGTCGTTACGATGGAAGTCATGATGCTCTCTCACATAACGAGGTAGAATAACGATGTCTAGCATCTTCTCTACTTGTGCCACTGCTTGCTCAATCTTAGCTTTATAGAACGCATCAGGCAATTCTTCTCCTGTTCGAGGATCAGTAACTGCGATACCGAAGTGATTAATCTTTACTGCATCTACAGTCAAACCATAATCTTCTAGAGTGTATGAGTTAACCTTATCTCTATCGATTAGCTGTTCGTTATTGTGATCGTAAGGATTTCCGCCATTTGGGTTATTAAAAATCATTAGTAACCACCCTCAGCTTTCTGTTATTCTTTGTCTTCTGTTTTAGTTTTGCTTGCAGGTTTCTTAGGTGCTGCTTTCTTTGGTGCGTTATCTACGAACGTGTAACCGTCAATCTTAGCTAATTCCTTTTGGTCTTCGATTGGTAAGTCGTCATTCTCACCTTTCTCATTGAAAACAACTTGTCCGTAATATGTAGCTACTGTTTTATTTGCAAAATATTCATGAATTAACATAGTATCGCTCCTTTATTTAAATAAAAAGGAGCAGAATATTTCATCTGCTCCCTATTTAGTTTAGCTATTCAGTTTTACTTAAGCTCTGTATTCCTTATTTAACAGGAATTGTAACATCTGCTGCTAATGCAGGGATGTATTTAACGTTCTTAATACGTACCCATTTCTTCGGTGCGTATAGAGCTAGAGCCCCGTACCAAAGGACTGTGAACGTGTAAGTAGCGTTCATTTGAGCAAGTGGTAAACGCATCATTGGTAGTAACTCAAGTAAGCTAACTACTTGTGGGTTCATTTCTCCAAGGAATACGTCTGTAGTTTCAGGAATAACTTCGTTTGTATCAACGAAAGTGATTACGTTTCCTGCTGCTTTAGACATTGCTACACGAGCGATTTGGAAGTAATGACCAGTTTCTTTACCTTGACGGTAGATAACTACGAATTGTGGTTGCGCTTGGTATAAAGTTTGTAGAGTGATTGCTAATGATACAGAGTCAGTTGCACCTGTAAGAGTAGCTACTACTTCTTGAGAAGCGATAGACTCAGCTTCGTCAGAGAATACTACAACTTTGTAAGAAACGTTAGGAACGTCACTTGCAGCGAATTTACCTTTACCATCTTTAACGATTGTTGCTACAACCGATTGTGGTGGCATTGGAGCGTTTGCTTGTGGTAAACGATCTTCAACTAATACGTTGTCGTTCTCCATGATTGTAGAACCGTGTAACTTGATTGCTCCACGTACTGAGTTGAATTGAGTTACAGTGTAACCTGTAGCCATTCCGCCCTCAGCAGCAGGTTGGATAACACGTTGACGGT